CTCAGTTGTTAGAGCGCTTCCTTGCCATGGAAGAGGCCAGGAGTTAGAGTCTCCTTACCCGCACCAGTAAACAATTCGTGATTTTGTTAGATAGACGTTTAGGCGTCTTTTTTGTTTGTTTTTAAGCTCGCCTTGCGGGTTATTTTTCGTAAAAGAGAGGCATGCACCGCAAGGCATGCCTCTCTTTTGTTATTCCAACCGGGACAGCTAAGGCTTTAGCTATTCCGCAGGGCTAGCAAAACACCTGATGAATGTTGCGAACATTAATAATTTGGTTTTTTACAGTAAATAACAAAAACAATCGTTCTTGTTTGACACAGATAGAGCCGGCTGAAATAGCGAGTAAATGCAGTGACGGGCAATCTGGTAGAACAAAGTGATTGTTTAACATCAAGCTAAGTGCCGTACAGGTGGGTGCGTGTTAGTACAGGGGTCTCTTTTGCTAAAGTAGTAATCTTTAGGATATACGATCACGTACTCACTAGCGCGGTACTTAGCGTAATAAAAAGGAGAAAAACATGAAAAATAAAAATATGAACTGGAAACAAGCGTTTGAGAAAGCTAAGTCAATTTTGCTGATCATTCTCATCACAGCAGGCGTCGCATTTTACGCCGGCATACAATACCAAACGAGTAAATCAGCAGAAATTGACGGCAAGATTAAGCAAGCAGTTTCCCAGTTAAAAAAGTAACTCGGAAGCTTGCAGCTGTTTCCGATGATAAACAAATTGCTGCAAAACCAGCCTACAAGGTCGAACCAACCGCGCTACAGCCAAAACCAGCTGTAGCAGCGGGCTGCGAATTGGTTCGACAAGAGCTGGTTAAATATCCAGGTTGGAACACTAACTTGATGATGGCTATCGCCAGAGCTGAAAATAGAGGCTGCGACCCACTGAATCACAACCTAACCAATACCGAAAATCACAGAGTGTGTATCGGCAGTTACGGTGTTCTGCAGGTTGGCTGCGTGCATTTTCGTCCTGACGAAAACAGAAACGATACAGCGACTGTTGTAAAAGTTGCATATCGAGTTTGGCAAAGTCAAGGATATACAGCCTGGACTAACTACCGAAACGGTATGTATAAGGAGTTTTTACGATGAATAATAAAACAAGCCTGTTAGATAATTTTGAGCTGAAATATGAACGGCTAGAAAGCGAGGATTATATAACAAGGCGTATTCGTAACTGGCGCGCTCGTATGAAGCGGCGCAAGCAAAGAAAGGATAAGACACGTGTACATAAGAGCAACACATAAGAGGTTCAATATAAACGACATACGATCTACCGCGTCTTGCCCTGATTGCCAGTCAAAACACCTTATGCTTTCCCGCGGAAGACTATCCTGTCGTAATTGCGGCGTAGAAATCGGTAGGATTGGAAAAACTAACAAGTACGGCGCTAAGCGTACTGAAATGAACGGTAAGATATACGATTCAAAGTTTGAAGCGCAAGTGGCCGCAGACCTAGAGGTTGAGAAAAAACTTGGACAGATAAAGGACTACGACACACAATATCGAATTGAAGGTTGGGTATACGATGAAAACGGCAATAAAGCATTCCCCTATCGGCATAAAGTAGACTTCAGAATCCACAACTTAGATGGCTCATTTACTTTACGAGAAGCTAAGGGGGTGGAAACCGACGACTACAAGTGGCGGCGGAAGATACTAGAGAATGTTTGGTTGCCTGCTCATCCTGACTATACGTACGAGGTAGTATTCCAAAAACGTAACAAACGAAGATACAAGAAAGGAGGCGCATGATACCATCACACAGAGAAAGAGCAGCACTTGCTTTAGAAAATCTGTATGACGTCATGGGTTCTACGATAAACATTCTCATGATCAACAGAGATGACATTCCAGATGTCGACCAATGGATAGATGACTTGGAAGCGGACATGGAAGTTATCGCAGAGTGGACCGACGCTCTTCGCGACAATACTAACAATTAATAATCTGGTGCCCTATTCTATGCCAGCTTTTCCTATTCTATGGCATGGAAGATTGTAAAGTGAGCGGTTAAATGGCTAGAGATACTTAAGATTCTTAATCTTTAGAAATTGGTACAATTTTTAAAATCTAGCAGCAGCCAGAGTCCACCCTAGGAGGTAGAATGAAGCTAATCGTGACGGTTGATTGTAAGGATAGAGAAATATCACAGTATATTGATTCAAACACTGCAAAAGAGAACATGATGACAGAAGTCTGGAAAGGTATCCAAAAGCAGTTAGAAGAAAAGGGTTATAAGATAGTCACTCTTTCTGTAGAGGAATATAAAGAGTCCTAGTTTTCATGAAGATAGCAAAGAAAAGTAAACAGGATAAGTCTAGTAAAAATGAAGACAAGTGCGATCATGAATGGCAACGCTATAAAGAAACGATTGTGCCGGCTCGCAGTGATGAAAATATAAAGGCTGGTTCTGTTTATACGAAAGGACAGGCTTACTTTATTACAATGGGCTGCGCAAAATGTCATAAAAAACGAAGAATATCTATGAAAGTTGAGGAGCACTAGATGGCTAAATATAAACTACTTAAAGATTTACCAACGTTCAAAGCTGGAGATATGTTTTATATGTCAGAGTACGGCGACCTGATTTATGATGGTGATAATGTCGGTATTAAAACCTGTACATGGCAAATACTCGAGAGGTTTCCAAATATTCTCACCGATTGGTTTGAGGAAATCCAAGAGCCGACAGATAGTATTCACTGGAAGCCTAAAAAAGGTGATAACTATTTCTACATTGTACATAGCTACAACCTCCTGCATAACGAAGTCCTCGTAAGTACTTGGATTGATGACGACTATGACAGGACACATTACTTGCTCGGTAATATCTATCGTAGTTATGAGGAGGCTGAAAAGGCTCGTAATCGTAAACTGGCTGAAGTCAGACTACGCCGAACATCAACGTTTAAGCCAGACTTTGAGAATGACAATGGCGGGTGGGTGATTTTTTACAACCCACGAGAAAAGAAGCTCGAAGTAGATGAGGTCTATCGTTTTGACTATGGCGAAATCGTACGCTACGAAACCAAAGAAGACGCTCAAAAATCCATTAAAGAAAATGAACGAGATTGGCGAATTTATTTTGGAGTTGAGGAGAATAAATGAAAGAATTTAGTATTCCAGTAAAAATAACTTTAGATTGTTGTTTATCAGTGAAAGCTAATAATCAAGACGAGGCTTACGAGGTCGCTGATGACACTATGTATTGGGCATACCAAAATGGCGCACCAGAGCAACATAAAGATTTGTCTATTCTAGGTTGTGAGATAGCAGTAGATGGTGAAGATATAGATTTAGACGAGTGGAGAGACCCGTCCGATACAGATTCGTAAATATGTATTCTACAGGTGACCTGAGCAAGTCGGTAAACTGCTCAACCAGGTACAAATCGTACCCAGTTGAAAACCATTTTCGACAAGTGACGAAATTGGTTTAGAACATTAACATCGTACATACACACCAGGCCTCCCACAAGTGCCTTGAGCAAGCATTCTGAGGAAACTTGAGCAACGCGGTATCAGCTGTATCCGTTTAGCAACAAAGCCACTGCGCTTACAGTGGGGCTGAGACGAGATTGTGGGCAGGCTTGTGTGTATGTACATCAACCGCATAACTGGGCAGAAGATATGCACAACTCCTTTCGGGCGCGCCACACCCACCCGGCGTGTATCCAAGAATCGTGAAACGTTGTGAGTCGCCTTTGTGGATTTGCGCGCAGTGCAACGTGTATCGTCTGTTCAACTGGCAACATCAACTAAATTAACAAAACATGTTAATGCTATACACCTGGTGTTGTCAACTGGCTATGTAAGTGGCTCGAAAGCCTGAAACTAAGCCTAGTGTTGCAGCTCGCAAAGTTCCGCAACTAGAGCTAGAAAAGTAACTGCTGACTTTGCAACTTGAGCAGTGAAAGATGTGACTATACGAGTACTGAAACGACGCTACAGTAGCATTATTGCTAACGCGCGAAGGATTGAAGCCTCTCGGCAAATCATCAACTTATATAGCCAACCAGTTATGCGGTTGAAGATAAGAACAATAAGGAGAACTTATTCATGAAAGTAAATAACAACAGCAACGGCATCGGTTTTGTCGGTGCGCTAACTATAGCATTTGTCGTACTTAAACTAATGAAGATTATTGATTGGTCGTGGTGGTGGGTATTATCACCATTGTGGATATCTACGCTTGTGGTGATAGTCGTGATTGCTGTAGTTTTCTTGATTATTTGGCTGAAGGAAACTTCGTAGATGAAGCTACCAGGATATTAAAAATCAGTGTTGGATAGAGGGAGAGTTTAATGATTTACGAAGTCAAAGTTCGAGTAGTACAGGAAGGTACTGTATTTGTTGAAGCTGAAACTCAAGATGAAGCCAAAAAGGCCGCCACGAGTGATAGCGTTGTCTCAAGAGCCGATTTTCCAGATATTATCGAGTATTATGCTGATGAAATCTATAACGGCGAATGCACCGTTGATAGAGCGAATAATAAAATTATCAAGGCGGAGGACGTGCTATGACAAACAATGGGTACTACCCTAAAAAGCTGATTTACATTAGTAATGGTGGCTATAACACCAAAGCAATACTAGTATCTTCGCTAGATAGATTCACCGCCGACGTTATACTTGAAACCATAAAACTTGGTGACAGTGCCTTTGAAGACGAGTATCGTCAAGTGGCCGCAGCTTGTGGAGCGGAGTTTGTAGACGTCAACGACATTAAGATTATTGGTCAAGACGATCAACCAACGGTCAACAAAGATAACGGAGGTGAGAGCGATGGAAAATAACGAGCAATCAACCAACAATCAACGAGCAAGCGAGCTGCGAGCATTTAAGGACTTAGTGAAGTCGGCAGTGCTCTTTCTGGCTGTTGTTGTAGCCATTGCACTTTTGTCTATGACTATTGAACAGAATACAAAAGACTCAGAGGCCCGTTGTAAGTCTATTCAAGGTGAGTTTGGGAGTATGAAGTGTTATAAAAATGGGAGAGAAATATGAAATATATAACCAAACTTAAAATTCTTATGTTCCTAAGTCTGATATGGACGGGGTCGAGTATGTATTTGTTTGTCAATTGTGTATTGTCCAACCATTATCTAGGAGAACTGCTCTGTCTAGTTTCATACTTTCTTAGTTTGTGTATGTTCTATTCTATAAAAGCTGAAATAAAAGTTAATAAAGAGAGGAACATTAAATGAAAATCTATAATGTTGGTAAGGGCTCTCTAGACGAATACGATTTAGAATATCTGGATAAAGAAGCCTACGAATATCTTATATATAACTACCACTATGAAGACTACGAGGGCGAGGGTTCAGCGGTTCTTAAAGATAAAAACGGTAAGTTTATGTTAGTAGGACTAGGTCACTGTAGCTGCTATGGTCCACTGGAGGAGTGTAGTCCAAAATGCATCTATTCACTAGAAGAAATAACCAAGCTATTAGATAAGCGTTGCCAAGATGTGTATGACGGAGAATATGTTAAAGATGTTGCTAAAAAGCTTAAAGAGTTAGAGGGGTTAGATTATGAGAGTAGATGAAATAAATGTTAATGGAGTAATTATATCTTTGCTACTTATAATAGTCAGTGTACTCTTAATCGTCATTTGTGCGATGGACGCTAGCTCTTTATTATCTCGAGATGAAATTTGCCAGAAAAATTTTGGTAAAGACTATATCTGGCAAAGCGGATATAAAAGTGCAGATTTTTGTGTAGACAGCTCAGGAATACCAAAGTACCCTAAAACGTGGAACGAAAGGAAATCTAATGCGTGAAATAAAATTCAGAGCCTGGGACAACCTAGAAAAAAGAATGCGCAAAGTCGTATCTCTGCACTGGCAAGGCGACAAACTCGTATCAGCCAGACTTGAGGGTGAGAATGAGCCGATTCCGATTGAGGGACGGCTGGTGATTGAGCAATCGACAGGACTAAAAGATAAGCATAGTGTAGAGATTTACAAGGGCGATATCTGCTCTTTCGCTAACAAAAATGGCAAACATGTGGGTGTAGTAGAGCGGTCAGATGATTTAGCTAGTTTCGGATTACGAATGGTCAAAAACAACTTCCTATACACTTTTTCCGAATTTAATATCATGGGGGTTGATCTTGACGTTCTGGAGGTTGCCAGCAATATTCACGAAAACCCTGAACTCTTGGAGGAGAAATGAAAATTGAACACCTATGTCTATCTGTAAAGAAGATAAAATATGAATAGTCAACAGGAACAACAAGCTCTATCCAGAATTCAAGAAATCCTAGAAGATTTTGAGGATGATGGAAATCTAGAATACGCTAAGTTAGCATTATTAAATATAGTAAGACAACAGAGACGAGAGGTTAAAAGCGCGTATCTTAAACTCGTACATGCTGATTCTAAACCTGATTTGATTAGGCTACTAACAACGGAGGAAGAATGAGGCGAGCATTATCTGATAAAGAACTGGAGAGGCTTGTCTATGATTATTTTAGACATGTTGCCTATCGCCAAATGGCAGCTAATGAGAAAATCAGGGAATTTTACCAAATAAACGATAAGGCTTCAATTGATGTTAGCGGTCTTGTCAAATGGCTAGTTCAGGTTATAAACGAAGAGAAGCAAAAAGCCGAAATCGAAGCCCTCAACCACGCCCTAGAATACATGGGGCAATTCCCAGACTTCAATTTAGCTAATATGTATGAATATATTAAAGACAAGGAAAGGGAGAATATAGAAAATGGCATACAGAATTGAAATTATACAAACCAGAAAAGCTTATTTATACGCAGGCACTTCAAACAGATTTAAGGCTTTAGACTTTGCCTACAGATTTATGCGAAACATTGAGAACCTCAATCAACTCGATTTAAGTCTACAAAATATGAGGTTGGCGATGCTATAGAGTGTGTAATGAAAGAAACTGGAGATGGATCGATTGAGATCGTCGAAAAGAATCCTGAGGATAGCAATGAATAAGCATCAAAACTCCACTATCCAGTGTGACAAGTGTCATAAGCGGATAAAATATAACTATTCCTCTGGTTACGGACACTACTGTAGTGGACGTACAAAAGAGATCCGTAAAGTTGCATATATAAAATTCTGCACTATAAACTCTCTTCGAAATCGTGATGCTCGTTTTTTCGGAATGTATGATCTTGCTAACAATTTAGACTCCGCAAGCTTAGTGTACGATCCAGAAGTCGATAAAATACTAAGAAAGGAAACTGAAATGAAGAAAACTGTAACAGACCTCCCTACTCCAGAAGAGGTTACCCAAATCACTGCAACTTTAGATTTAGCGAGCAAACTAGACAGCGCTACGATTGCTAAATTAAGCAGCTCCAGAGGCAAAAACTCCACACCAAAAATTGGCGAACTATGCGGCATGGATTTGCTAATCGACCTGTCTAACGCGCCAGATGAGGCAAAATATGAGCTGTATTTTAAGGCGCGGACTACGCTTGAGGATATTATGAAAAATGAGCTAAAAGAAAACCGCCCTTGAGGCGGTTCTTCAACTGTTCGGTATTTCCGAACAATTCAGTTTGTAAGCAATTCTTACTGCCTGAACTATAAAGTAATCATTTATAGTTGAGTGCTATTTTCCTAAGCACCTGGCAAAGTCGCTGGCCACGCGTCATCGGTGGTGTAGCGTGCGTAAGCAGTTCTCCAGTTCCCAACGGTAGATTGCCATCTGATTCTAGTTCCGTCGATTGCAACACCGCCTGTCCTTGAGGTGCCAGGACCTGTAGATATCCCGGTAACGAAGACGTTTTGAGCTGGGCGAAAACCTAGCGGCAGGCTATTAGTATATACCATCTCGGTGGCGTTTATTACGTTCGTGTAGCCGATAGCTACTTCGACTACGTCGTTGACCCGTCGTATCTTACAATCTGTTTTATCGATATTAGCCGGCAACGGGTTAGGCGTAATATTTCGCCAACCAGTATCTCCATAGTCTACTGCCCAGCCATTGACTGAATTTCCGCCAGTCTTTTTAATCCAACGAATAGCACCATTAGTAGCGTCTCTATCTATATAAGTTGAGCCAACTGGCGCTAGAACTTTGCCGTTTGGCATACCGTTACCTGCTATCATCGCGACGTCGCTTGCGCCAAAGGTCAATCTAGAGTTTTCAAGCCTTAATTCGTTACCTAATAAAGTTGCACAGGTAGTCATTGTGCCGTTTAGAATTGTTTTTACGATAACACTAGCAGACTCTTTGCCATCTGTCCTATCAAACAGTACAGTCTGTAATTGTCCATATCTAACTTCTTTGTTTGCGGCGTTCTGTCCAGCAAATAAAATAGAGTTCTGTATTCCTCCAGCGTTTCTGGCGGCCATGATGAAGTTTTGCCAAGTGCTTGCGGCGGAAGCTAAGGTCAGAGAATCTGCTGTACCAACTATGGTTAAATTACCGTTCATGGTATCACCAGATTTACTCACATATCTTGTAAGGTCTGGCTTCCCCTCTAACTCGCTGTATTTCGTAGTGCCAGGCTTGCCGTCTTTTCCTGGCGCTCCTGGCGTCCCTGGATCGCCCTTAGCTCCTTTGAGTTCGGCTTTCTGTTGCTCGGTCAAATCCTCGTATCGTAGTGATTTGCCATCTTTGCCTGGTGCGCCAGGATTACCTGGGTCGCCTTTCGGACCTTTTAACTCCGCCTTTTGCGTTGGCGTTAAGTCTTCATATCTTAGCGGCTTGCCTGGCTCGCCTTGAACACCCTGAGGACCTGGAGGCCCAGAAATTACCTCGCCGATTTTAATCACTTGGACTATGCCATCAGCTGTAATCGTAATATTAGCCATTTCCCCTCCTCACATCGGAATAGACAATTACTTTTAGCGGTTTAGTCTCTGGAAATGTCTTAATCCGACCATCTGTATATCTAAATTCAAACTCGCCTTGTAATGTTATCCTAGCGTCCCCATTAAATTTTATGCCGTTAGTATCGCCTGGCTGAAACTTCAACTCATAAGTAATTTCGTTGTTTTCGCGGCTAATGATATTGCTGTCGCCAAATTCACGTGCTATTAAAGCTTTGGCGTCGGCTGTATCATCGTCCATCTCCTCTTTTGCCATGAAAAACACTTTAAGGCCAGGCTTGTATAACAGCTTTGGGATGACTAATGTGTGAGTAACGGTGTCGCCTCGCTTAAACTCCATACTAGCCCTCCGCAGTACTTCTCAGCTCATTCACCAAGTCACGAGCTGACGTCTTGAGCGCCGACAAGCCAGCAGCGATTGCGCCTGCGCCTGTTGCTTTTAGCAGAATGGCTAAGTCGCCCCATTTCGCGTCGAACACTAAGCTAATAATGTTGCCACCCTCTAACAGAAACACAGCGACAGCCGCTTGAATAAACGTCCAAACAGCGCGGATTGCCACATCTTTATAGTTAATATTCTTTAATGCTTCTAGGTCTTTCATATCGCCTCCTTATTTAATTTCCTTTTTAGTGCTTCTCAGCCAGCTGATAAACTTCCTAACTAATTCCCGGTCTACTTCTGTCAATTCATCACTGCTTCCCTGCGGTTGCTTAGGCGCTTCTGGGGCTTTCTGCGGGGCGGATTGCGTCTTTGGCGGTGTGAATGTCATACCAGCTGGCACAACCGATTTAGTGATGTCTGGCAGCTCTTTGAGCGTCTTGTCTGTTACATAATTAGCGTTGACAAACCAGCCTTCCTCCTTGGTCACGAACCAGATTTTATTGCCGTCGATAAACTCGCCATCGACATAACCTTTAACGTTGAACACTTTGCCTTTCGGAAACACTGTACGGATTTTACCGGCTTTGGATGGGAAGTCTCTCACGTTGACGCTGTGAGAAGTCGTACGAGTGATTACTCGTTCAATTTTCATATCTGCGGCGATAGTACGCCCATCACAGCTGTAGCTCCAGCCTAGATACTTCAGGCTGTAGCCATACTTCGTAGCAAACCAGTTTTGGACTTCGCCGACTGACCCGTACACGCCGCGCTGACCAGAATGGACTTCAGAATCGTGGATTTCTATCGTATTAGCGTCAATGCGCTTAGCTAGCGCGATATGTCCGGATTCTTTGTCTGGACCTGGATTCAGGATTTCAAAGTACATGACGACGTATGCCTCAGATGGTATATCTTCCTGGTAATGCATCCTACCAGCGTTGAATTCCTTTTTGTAGGCATGTTGGGCGTACTCTGAGCGGTTTGGCGCGTTGATTGCGTCATCGACATATTGCAAGCACCAACCTTGAGTTGCTGGAACGTTTAGGTTGATATTAAATATCTGCTTTATCACTTCTCTATCCTTTCTTTAACATTAACTATCTCTTTGATTACTTCTGGCTTTTTCTGAATCGATTGGCTGTAAATGATGAATAGCGTGGGACCGATAAGTAGAACTAAGCCTGTTACTTGGATGATAAATGCTACCAATTTGTTTTCGGCGGGGCGGATTGCTTTGATGAAGATATTGCCATCCAGCACCTCGTTGCGTTTATTGATAGCTTTAATTGATTCCTCTAAATTGGATATCTTCTGATCTACATACTCATTACGTTCGTTAAATTGATTCAGACTGACCAATCCGTCCAGTTTGCTTAGTATTTGCACTAAGGAAGGCTCTACAACTTTTTCATTGAACACTTCCAAACGAGCTAGGCGTTCGTTCTGTTCAATAGTTGACTTTGGCATATAAAAAAACGGAAGCCTTTCATACTTGCACGTGCTTCCGTTTTTATGAGATCACACTTAGTTTAATTTATGTACATATTATAGCACAAGTACTATAATCTATACAATTTACCAAGTTGATATTTTACTTAACTATTGCCCAGCTAAATCCATATTTGGCGTTACCCATATTACCCGCGCGAAGACACAGCACTGTAAACTCGGATTTGGTTATACCACCGATATAAAACTGCCATGGATTGTTGTTTGCTGACAAATTAAAGTCTGAGGGTGACTCGGGATTTGCCACCTCGGTTGTTCCTAGCGGGGTTATTATTATATTGGTTGGCACGTAATCTAACGGCTTGCTAAATGTAACTACCTTTTTATTTGATGTTGTGCCGTTACCTTGCACATAAGACACTCCTGATAGTATAGCGGTAGATTCAATATCAAAGGGCGTAATCTTTCCTGGGGCAACTACACCAGACTCATCAGTTTTTAGTATGCCAGCAGTAGTGCCGCCGTTAATGCCAGCGAGGGGAATAGCTTTTGGTCTTGGTTTGCCAGTAGTATCAAGAATTTCTAGCAACGCCTGCGCTAGTCTGTCAGCATACGAAGCAGAGGCGCATGGCTGAACTATATCACCGACATTGTTACCATCATCTTCAGGACCTGCTAATAGCTTCAGGTTTATGATACTGCTATTTACCTTGTTGGCCACTCCTATCCAATCGCGGACAGTACCCTCAATTACGTTGCCGGCAGAATCGGTTCGATAGGTTATGAAGTTCATTGCTGTTTCTGTACTCCAGCCGCTTAAGCCGTCAGTTAGCAACGTGTCGGATCCTGTCGCGCGCGGGCTTACCACGCGCGCTACATTTGGATACGCGACTCCGTCCATAACTCGTGTAATTTTATCTTCTATACTTGCCATAATTTCCTCCTTTAATTTAAGTCTTTCGCGCCAATATTTACATATTCAAATACCACTCTTGATATCGCATAGCTCACTCCTGGCTCGGATGACGACCACCCATACTGTACCCACTGAGCATCTTCATCTACTTCTATCTCTACATCCTCGCTGGATGAGTTAAATACATTCGGGGTTTTCTTTACTCCGCTCCACGGCACACCCGGTGTACTCCAATGCACTCCTGGTTCACTCCAGCCAGTACGGCTTGACGATGCGCCAAAATATCGTGTTTCAGAAAAGTTCTGTAGCTCACCATCTTCATTTTTAATGGTGGCATTCAATGCTATTCTTCCTTGCGGTCTGAGTAGTGTAAATATAGCTTTTAGCACTCGACCCCAATCACGACCAGTTTCCTCAAATCGCAGCTGCCCGCTTTGACCACTAGTATTAAACGCTTTACCATCATCCATTGTTTTTACACTCTTTGATATCTCAACAATCTTATCTCCTTGAACAATGAGAAAATGAGTTATACCAGAATTATCGTTATGCAGCGTCATCCAGTCAGCGCGAATATTCCACGGCTTCATCCACGCACCCTTGCGCTCAGCATCATAAACCCAAATTTGATTATTATAGTTAGCTGCGACTGGTAACGCCCAGTACACACGCCCCTCAAATGCTAATCCAACGGCTTTCTCAATAGCTTTGGTGTTCAGCGTACTAATTGCATCTTGAATAGTGTTAGTTATTCTCTTGGTGGATAATACGTTTTGTAATTGCGGCAGCGTACCTGTTGTTTTGAATCCATCGCGGCTTGGATAGAGTAAGTCATTGTTATAGATTACTGCAGCATCAGGACTGTCTGTACCGTCTGCACCAGTATCCTCTTGTACCTGCCACACAGTAATAGTTTCATCACCATATGATACACTTGTCGGTGCTATGTAAAATCGCTTACCAGCACCGTTCGTGCCGCTAGACAATACAGTAACCTTTGGATCACCCTTACCATCGCGATATGGTCTTACTGCAATCGGTATTTCCTTTGTACCACTACCAACCGGCGTGTATCCGCCTCCATATCCTGGCGAGAAGTCCAGCTCGTGTCCATAATCGCCGCCGCGCCAAACGTAAAATGGATTGTCTCTATCTCCAGTCAACCAAATACGCCCATTAATCACATCACCGCGCGTGGCTTTTGGACCGGCAGTGTTGTTGTCTTTCGGCAGCGGTATAGATACGTCAAGACTGCGCGAGCCATTATCAATAAACGCTGTCTGATCCATAGGTAGAGCGGCTGCCAGACGGTACAACGTTGGGTCGCCTCCGCCGTCCACACCGATGCCACAATAAATGTTCCATGACTTCGCTTCCGTGCTGTCTGGGCGCTTGATAGATAAACTCTGCTTCTCACTATTCCACATATCTCGGTCTGTAGATATTGTTGTAGAGAGTAATGGCGAGCCTGCTGTCTCACCCACTGTAGAGTTGAAAGTAACTGCATAAAATACCTTGAACCCAGTACCGGTTAACCCTGTATTCTTATCCAGTATTGGCACTGTTGGGTCGGCTATCTTCTGGAATGCTACAATTTTCATAGCAGAAATATCTAGGTAGCTTAGCGTATCTTCGCCATTCATAATCAGCAGATTGCCTCTTATCTGCTTGAAATGCCCGCGAGCAGATTCATGGTACTCTTTGCCGTCAATTACTCGCCAGGCAGCATCTTCACCTTTGGCAACGCATAATTTTGTCTTATCGTTGATCCGCTGGAGGCAAGCTAGCCAATTTATTGAGCCCTTACTAGTTGTACTGCGAAACTCTGCTAACTCGCCCAATACTTTACCCAATGGCTGCGGACCGTATTTCGCTGTACCACACCTGGATGTAATGACCGAATCCTGATCTAGAATCATGTTTTCAGATGATCGCAAGCCTCTTAACGGCGAACGTCCGTCATCAAAGGCTGTTACTACGCCGTTTTCCCAATCTTGAACTACCAAACGCTGTATCTTTGGTGATTTCGTATTTTGGGTTGGCTTCAGCATATATCAGATACTCCTGGTATCGTGTGTAGCGGTCGATAGCTTGCTTGAGCACCATTGTTTTCAATCATTTTCTGCATCAGCTGATTTGCCTCTTCAATGAGGTTGCCGTATTGATTTTGTAAAAGAATATCGTTACGGGCATACTCAGCTGCGCACATTGTTACTAGCCACATTGGATTGTCTACTGGGATAGTACTGCCAGCTCCAGTAAGCAATGACGCTTTTAAGTAGACAGGTATTTCAATCTCCCCGCCCAGCATTGGATCGTCGTTTCTAATGGTGTCGATAAACACCAATTTATTACCAGCGATTGTGCAGCAGTCTTGTCCTTTATACATTCCTGCTTGCTCTGGCGGTACTGTAGTGTACTCTCTTACTTGTCTATCTTTTCGGACTTTAATGGTGTCACCCAGAATATTGCTTACTTTAGCTACTTCACTTGTATCGATATCGTATGACTGCTCTGTCGATAACGTACCGATAGAGTAAGACGGGTCGTATAATGATTGCCAATCAACATTTGGCTCACTTTGCCATACAGGAATATACATATTAGCAATACCTACTATCTTTTGGTATTTCTTATCGGTGTCTGGTAGGTTTCGTACTTTACCAGTAGCTTTCAGTATGACGGCTGATACGAGTTGTCTAGTGTTCATAGCGTTTTCCTAAATTAAAAACACGGAGCCGGCTTATTGCTGCCAGACGCTCCGTGTTTTTCAGGTCACGCTGTTTTCTTACCTACTATTATAGCATAAACTTGATAGTTATGCTCGTGCTTTCGTAGTACGGACTCGTGGTTTTTTACTGCTATTTCCACCGTTCCATTGCTTCAGAGCAGTGTTTACCTGTTTTTGAGTGTTCATCTTACTGATTAAGTTTTTACCTATCTGTTCAATGCTCCTACCGCTACCCGACGTCTTATTTGCTCTTGGCGCGGCTGAAGACAGACTGTTGATACTTTTAACCGCCGCTGATATCAATGGCGACGCCGTTGACACACCGCTCCTGTCTCTGCCGCGTCCAGAACCGCCTCGTCCGCTTCCGCTGCCGTCAGAACCCTCTTTGGTGATTCTGTTACCATCAACATCAAACTCAGCAGCATTGAGGGCTTTTGCTTCCTGCTTAGTGATATATCCCTCGGCTTTCAATTTATTGACGATACCATTCTTGGCAAACATCTGGCCGACAATACTCTTGCGCCTTCCGTTAGTGAGTGCTTGCATCAACTCTTCATGGGATGATTCTTGCGCCTTCTGACGCCAGTAGTTATCCATCAAGCTAACCTCCTTGTGCGTTGTCATTGCACCATACTCGATTTGCTCTTTACTGTAACCAGATTCTTTATAGTAGCGCTCCTTTGCCCAATCTGGCAGGTCTTTATGTTTGCCCATGAGGATATCTACGGCACTCTTGGCTTTGTCGTCTTTCTTCTCGCCGTTCTCCAACTTATTGAGGATATCATTAGATGATTTGAACTCTTTTTTGAGAGTTGAAACATCGTCGATATTGTAGGCTTTCATCCAGTTAGAGTAGGCTTCATCGCTTTCGCCTTGATTTTCTGCCAAAGCTTTATAGTAGCTCCTTTGCACATCGCCATCTTTATTAACCAGCAAGCCGTCTTGAACTTTATACGTCCCCTTCTTTAATCCGCGCTCGAAGTCTCTAGCCGTCCTGCCAGAATCACCGCCACCAGTCGATGGGGCTGATTTGTCGTCTGGTCGTACTGCGTTTTTGCCAAACAATATAGCCTTGGCTTGATTCCATACATTTCCGCTATCTACTTCAAAGTTTGTATGTTCTTTACCGTCCTTGTCAATATATACGTCCCCGCCATCTTGTAAGACCTTTATACCGCCCATGGTCTTCTTTATCTGTCCGCCTGCTGGTATTAAACCCTGTAGGTTTTTCTGAGCATTCTCGCTATCACCTTGTGCAGCATAGAATCCGGCGCCTAGAACATTAGCAGCAGTCTGCGCCACACCAGTAGCGCCATCGAAACGCCCCAAATCGCTTGATTTACCGAATATCTTTTCACGTTCAGATTTAGGCATCATATTGAGTACCGCAGATGCAACCGCATTCATCTTTGACGCCTCCGAACCAATTCGCGCTATTTTTTGCCCTAGTTTGTCATCCTCGCCGTCGTCGTCTGCATCGTTACTCAGCGCATCTTTGATAGCATCATACATATTAGCTAAGGGTTCAGTACCAGTTATTTGTTTTATTAGCATATTCATTCCGTAGGCGACCGCAAACGCTTCAGCGGCGCGCACTGCTCCGCCGCCAGCATCTTTGAATTGCAGCTGCTTTATGTCAGAACCGATTCTCTTAGCGTGAGCGATATTATTTTTCCAGCTCTCGTTTGTCTCATAGGTGAATTGTAGGAACATTTTGCCCAAAGTCGATTTATACGCTTGCGGCATAGCACCGATGCCGCGTCCACCAACAGCTCTCTCTGTCGCCTGATCGGCCGCTTTTATCAGCTGGTATCCCGTTAACCCTTTTTTCTTAGCACTATAGTAGTTAGCGGCCCAGTTAAGCTGTATGAATTTCTTTTCTACTAAGTTCATACCAGAAACAACACTAATCTTGTCTGTAACCTTTTGATATCCAGACCTAGTAAAATTTCCGTCCGTGTCTGTGTAGCGCTCACGTAGGAATGGAGATTTACGCATCGCTTCTTTGGTATTTTTATCAAATGCCGTCAGGAAAGCACGTCCCGTGCTACGTAATCCATTGTCTCGAACCGTCTCTGGCAAGTTTAATGCTTGTGCTAGGGTTGACGATAGGTTACCCAAAATCTTATTAGCGCCATTGATACTTTCTAATCGTTGGATAACCTGAATATGTTTATTGGCTCTATCTATAAACGGGCGGTCTAGCGAGCTACTTTTACCTGCCATCTCATTGACAAAATCTTGAACCGCGATAGTGGCTTTATTAGATACTGTATCGCCTTGAGCTAGACTACTATCTGGGTCAATAAACGTGCCGCTCTTTTTAGCCATATCGGTTGCGCGCATCGATGATTCAATCTGTCTGCCGCGGGCGATAACCGGCTCCATATAGGTGTTGTACAGCATGACGTCCATGTAATATTCAAAAGCCTTGCGTGGGTCTTTTTCGTAATCCATCATGCCACCATGGCGATGTTTCTCATTAGGATTAAACTTATGGCCCGGCTTAAAATCAGCAGATAAACCGGCAATTGAGGCTGGTATTTCACCGCGAGACTGACCTTCTATGTCGCCTCTGACGCCTGTTGGCAAAGCGGTTAGCAGCCTGTCTGCTGCACGCCCCAACAAACCGCTTCTCTTTTGAATGTGCGGCATGTAGTTCTTGAGGTATGGTATTTCTTCCTTACCATACATACGCCTTATTGCGTTCAGGTCGTCTACTGCCACATCGTAGTGTTCGCGCATGAATACATCGTAGGTTTTGACTCTTTCAGCTGCTTGCGTACCGTATTTTCTAGCAAAGGCTTCGTTCATAGTCTCATCAGGACCGCTTGTTGGGAAGATTCCTTCAGTATATCGCCCTACATCCTCCCAAAATCTCTTAGAGCTTGTAAACTTGCCGCGAGATTTATCGAGCAAATCTGCCACCGCATTATGCTTAGCGAATAGACTCTTGACCACATCGGCGTATTTAGCATATGCTTCCGTTTTCTGGTAGTACAAGTCTTTTAGCACTTTTTGACCCTCTTCATCGTGTATGTTCTTTTCTATTAATCGATTAAAGTTGTCAAAAACACTACCTTTACTTTTGCCTAGTGCGTTTGTCAGGCGATCAGCTTCTACTACATCAAACTTGCCGTTAGTTTGATGTACTACGCCAAATGGCGTTACTTGGATGTAATTACCCTCGATTTCTCCTGTTTTTGGATTGCGCACAAAACCACCATCAATTGAATGTTCGCCGGTTAACGGCATAACCATCACTCCGCCATCTCGACCAGGGTTTTTATACGCCATAAACTCTTGGACTTCGCCATCTTGCTTGGCGGCTCTTAAGGCTTTCTGGATTACCTCGCTTCTGTTTACCTTATCAATACTTTTTGTCTGACTCTTCCATATATAGGCTGCACGCGACGTTGGCGTCCAATCACCAGGCTCTCCATTCTCATCGATATAGCGCCTCTCAAAGTTAGTAAAGCTCTTTTTGCCGTTTCGACTACGTTTTGTGTGGATACGGTACTCATAATCTCCATCTCTGAATGGTTTTGTCCAATCATCTTGTATGCCAGGTTTTGTCTGTTCGTATAAGTTGCCCTTGGTTATTAAGTGCTCATCCTCCATTGGCACGTTCTTAAAGACTTGCTTCTCATTACCTGGGTCTCCTGAGTCTTTTTCTGGCGTCGTCTTAGCTAGCCAATTGCCGTTTTTATCTTTGGACCATTCCATAGATACAGCATCAGAGCCATAGCTATCTTGCATTGAAGGTCGGGGCTTCTCATAGGGGTTGGTATGTCCAGTATTGACATTTTCGATGTTATTTGCTACACTACCATTGAACCCGTTGTCTGGGTCGCCAGAGGACCGTTCAGGACGTGAAGGTTGTCGGCCGGATTCATCCGCAGCAACAGCCCCCTCTGGGGAATAAGACATAGCAGGCTTGCCGTTTGGCAGGTCTTTGTTTATGTTGAAGTATGTTACCAGATTAAAATCTTTACCGCTGTATTCAAGCTCAGCAACAATACGATGATGGTTATCTAACTGCCGCTCAAATACCATACGCTTGCCAGTCCTGCCAGAACCCGACGCATATACAACATCAGGGTCTGAGAATACGTGAGGCAACGCCCTAATATCCGTCTCTGTCAGCGGGTTGGCGTCTGTCCCATTCCTACCCATTCCTGTAAGGTGTCCACTATTTCTCAGGTGGTTTACTGCGTTTTTATCAATTATTAATCGTGCATTTTGGTTAAAGTCTGTAGATTGCAGCGCTGCTGCTACTTTTCTGGCTCCGTTTTCGGACAATTGACCAACTATGGATTTAACTTGCTTGCCTCGCTTAACAGAATTAAAAGATCTAAGCGCCCGTTCGCTTGCGTCAGAACTGTTGAGGTTATCAATGGCGCTTGGCTTAGACTGATTTTGCGATTGGTCTAGTTTGTAACGGGGGTCGGTGTTGACATTTTGAGAGGTGTTTGGTATACTTTCGTCATTAGCCTCTCTGGGCCGTTTCGGACGTGAACTGGTCGGGACTTCGCTGAAGTCTGCATCCAGCCCCTGAGAGCCAGAAGCCTGCGCTTGCCGTGGGCTTCTGCTTTTGTTGTAGTACGATACTATATAAAAGTCTCCGTTGGGCTTTTGCTCTAGCTCTACTGCCAAGATGTGCATATTATCCAGCTGCTTAGATAACTCTATCTTTTCACCTCTGTACCCTTTTTGTCCTTTTACCTTGATGCTGTCTGGTTCTGCAAACACTAAGGGAATATCTGCAATGTCGGCGTTTGTTATTGGGTTGGTATCTTCTATGCCATAGCGCCCTTTACCGTCTAAATGTCCGCTATTTTTCATGTGTCTGACCGCATTATCAGTAAGGACCAATTTAGCGTTACTACTGACTCTGAAACCAGTTGCCTCAGAATACATCTGCGCCAACTCTGGTGTTATACGAGACATAATAGTCTTGCGCCGCCAGCCGTTCTTTACCGAGTTGAAACGAGCAATTGCATCTTTAGCGCTTTCTGGGTCAATTTTATATGCAAGACTGCCCTCAACACCATCTCTAGTTTGTGGCGCTATACCCCTAAATTTCCCCGTTTCCATTTGGGCGTATAGTTGTTTAGCTAGATCAGCTTTACCGGCAAATGAACGAACAGATTGCCAAACACGCTCAAAGTAGGCGATTATCTCACCTGGAATGTGCAGTCTTTTGCCGAGTATGTTTATATCCATGCCTTTCGCACGTGCCTTGGCATACTCCATAAAGTCGTCGGCTAGTTTTTCTTCCGCGGCTATCTTAACACCCTGCTCATCTAGCTTTATATCATAACCCTTGCGCCGGTATTCGGTTACGAGATTTTCTGCACCATTGGTTTTGACAATATAATCTATGGCGCTGTTCCTGGCTCTATCGTCTACATTAGCCATCACGCGGTGCACTAATTCGTGATTGAGCGTATTGAGGCTTGGCTTGCCCTCTGCTATATAGACTACTCCTTCAACATCACGATAGAATCCATCGATATCTCTACCATTAAACGTGCCTAGATCAGCAAATAACACTGCACTATCACCCATAACCTCACGTGATCGGTTGATTAGGTCTTGCTTAGCATCGCTGGTATTTTGCGCTTCAGCGTCTATCCTATACCGCATATCTGGACCGTCTGTTGGATTGAGGTTATCGATATATTTAATCTGTTCTGGATCTAGAGCTACTATTTCATTACCACGTGCACCTTTGGTTGTGTGTGGAATGATAACACCATCATATCCTGCATACCTTAAGGCGGATGAGAAGTTGCTTGTGTGAGAGGTTGTTGGATGTATAAAGCCACCAGAATCAGATAAAATATCTGGCGATATTCTTAAATGCTCAGCCAGAGATTCTTTACTGTTAAAATCGCCGAGATTCAGCGGATTTTTAATATTGAGATGGGCTTTTATTACCCGATCTCCATAGTTTCTGGAGATTCCTTCGTGATCTGAAAAATAAAAACCAGCTCCATACAGACCAGGATCAGTAGCACTTCCAATCTTCCGACGGCTAAACTCATCAAAGTTAGATTTTGTGCCATGGTATACAGTCTTAAGATTACCGTTTTCGTCTCGGATTTTAGAGTCCTTAAAGTATTCCTCTTGAGCTGGACTTAGCTTATACCTCGTTCCATCAATTTCTGCCTTCTTCTCGCCAATTATTCTTACTAGAGACTCACGCACGCTCTCAGAAAAATCATTTGGATCTATATCTTGTGGTGATATCTTTTTACCAAGATATTCTAGACTATTTGTATCACTATTCCACGTAAAGTCACCCGCATAGTATAGAGATTCAAGTTTCTCTGGCACAGTATTGCCCTCAACGAACTCTTCGATATCCGCATCTTCCACAAGCCTTTCTAATTCACCAAGGACATCAGACTGTATTTGACGTTTAGTAATGGTAGAGTCTCGTAGGTCGTTATCGCTATAAACTACTTCATACTGGTTGCCATAGTTATTATGGTGGTTGGCTACGCGAACTTGTTCACCAAATAATTCAATATATCGACTCGGTATACTCCCGGCAGCCCATGAATGAGATTCTTCTGAGGTAAGCCCTAATCCAGTTAGGGCGTCATCAATCATATCATTAACTTCCGCATCGGTTTTACCAGTGTTTTGCGGTAAAATTCTTCTAGCATCATAATCGTCACCACGAACAGGCTCAAATTCAAGGCCTAATTCATCCATCTTTGCGCTGACGATATCACTGACGATATCATTAAAGGTATCGTCTGCGTCAATATCCTCAAAGTCCCAACGCAATTCACGCAAAGGTTTTGAATAGCCAAGTGATTCATCGAGGATACCAGAGGTGTCTGAATCTTTGACAATAGACTCTATTTCCTTATTTAAGAGGTTATAATTTTTTGTGACTAACGCTCTCACTTCATCGTTTAGTTGATATCGTAATAATTCATCCAAACGATTATCTGACTGATCGCCTAGTTTATACCGCACATCCTGCGCCACCGTATCCTGTACGTTCTGAGTAGCTTGTTCAATAAGATAGTTTTCTAGCTTACCAGTGGTTTGCTGGCGAGTAGCAATGGCGTTGGTATCGCCGTGCTGGATGTCGGATATGTTTCGACTAACAGCCTGCTTGAGGGCAGGGCTGGCGTTTGGCATGGTAGTCTCTACTGTCTGGTTGACGTTGACCTGCTGGATTGGATGTGTCTGGTTGGTTTGTGTATTGACCGCGTTGACCTCTGCTGCTTGATGTAATGAGGTGTTTTCTGCTGGACGACGGTAAAAATCTGAGTAGCCGGCATTCTGATTAGTGTTCTGATTTTGAATCTGCGGTTGAGCTTGTTGTGTTTGCTGCTGCTCGCTCTGGCGTGCTTGTCGCTGTGCTAGGGCTTCTTGCTCCAGCTTACCTGTAGCTTGTTGCTGCATTGGTTGGCTCTGAGCAATCTGTGCGCTCATTGCTGCTGACGGTTGATTTTCTGTCTGTCGCACACCGCCGAAGTTACCAGCACCAGCTGGACCACCAAGCGCTGCACCCATCAAAGCACTTTTAACAACTCCTTCCGAATATTTGCGATCAGGGTCGTAAGTGTGCTTGGCGAATGCATTTTCTGTGAGTTGCTGCGCCGCCTCTTCACCACCCTCCGCTAAGGCGCTTTTAATCATTCGTCTAGCAACAGTCTTTCCACCAGGCGACAACACTCTGTCTAGACCTACTTTTTCAATGGCAGCCTGGGCTGCGGCGTTAGCATAAGCAGCCGGTAATACGTCGCGGGTATTTTTACCGTGGGCATTAGCATCAGTCACAAAGTCTGCGGCATTTTCCGCGAACGCTCGCACAACTGGAGCTACACCAGCCGTCGCTACACCTGTACCCATATCCTGGATTAACCGCTGGCCGCTCTGGCCTAGCTCATACGCCACATCAACATCTGTATCATTTTTCTTGAACACGCCAAACTGTTTATCGTACTGCGCGTTGCGCTGCTGACCCTGCTGAATAATTCGCTGGCGGGTTTTGTTGTATTTTTCGTCGCCAGTAATGCCGTACATAGCATCGGCAATAGCCAGGGACATTTTATCTCCTGTGTCGCCGACTGTACGCCCTGCGCCGTCTATGAAGCCTTTAGCAGCGCTGGCTACGGCTCGTCCCGGTGCAGTAACTGCGCCAACGATATTCGCCATATTCTGCGACCGGCGTGCTTCGTCGGCAGAGGCTCGCGCTTGGTTTTCCAGCTGGATACGTGTTTGGCGGCTCTTGGCAATCTCTGGTTCGCTGACGCCGCGTGCGCGCATTTTATTGTCGATGATATCTTGGCGGTTGGATTGGGCTGTTCTGTATTGGTTCAGCTCGTCATTGGCGTGCTGAATGGCGGTGTGGACAGGGTTTGGATCAATACCCATGCGTCGCATATCGTTTTGCTGGTTAATAACATTGGGACTGGTTATTGTTTGCGGTCTTGGCTGCTGCGGCTGCACTGATACCGGCTTAGGCGCTTGAGGCTGCGGTTGTTGTACCTGTTGGGGTCTTGGCTGCTGGATTGGTTGGCTATTGGCATTCTGGATTTGGATTTGCTTGTTCTGCTTATTAACCCAGTCTTGCTGACCCTCGGGGGTAAGCATTTTTGGAGCATCATCAACAGTTAGCTGAGGTTTTGCCTGGTTATTCTGGCTATTAATGTTTAATTGCTGGTTTACCTGGTTAGCTTGTTGGAGGGGATTGAGGTTGACTTTTGGCTGGGACGACTGGTTCAGTCCGCCGCTGCTGTTTGCCCACGGCATATTCATCCGCGGCTGGCTGTTTAACTGCGGTTGTTGTACTGGCTGCGGACGTTGCTGGGGCTGCTGTGCTTGCTGCTCCTTGCGGCGTTTCTCTTCGTCGCTTACCCAGCCTTTGCCGGTGAAAAAGTTGCCTAACCTCTGGAAAAAGTCCATTCTCTAATCCCCTCCTCGCTTATTTACAGGTATTGGTTTTGACGTTTACGCTCTTCTTCTTGTTTGAGGCGCGTGTCATAGATATTGACTGTTGGGTCGCTGCTTGGCGATGTCGGGTTGGATATGCCGACTGAAGTATCGCCTCCTACTTTATAGGCATCAAGGTCTTTTGCGTTGTATTGGACTTTATTGCCAGTATAGATACGCTGCTGGCGACCTAGGTTGTCGATTTCGCTTGACAAAGCGTTTGCCCGATTTAAGTCGGCACGAGCAGCATCAGCACCGTTTGCACCCTGTGCAGCAGCCTTCTGGCTACGTAGCTGCGCTAACTGAGTTAATAAGTTTTGGCGAGTAGTTCCAGCTTGCTGCTGAGCTGCCCGGTCTTCGTTGACCTTCCACTCCAAGGATTTCTTTTTCTCATCTTCATAGTCATTCTTAAATTGACCCCATGTGCCGTCAATTTGCCGTTGGTTCTGAGCGTATGTTTGACCGGCGCCGGCGCGCTGCTGATTGGCTTGGCTCTGTACCGCGCGTCCTGCTAATTGCATGTCTGAACCAACCGCACCCATACTACCGAGTGAACGAAGTAACCCGCGTAGGCCTACGGCTGAGCGGTCGTTAATGTTATTGATGTTAGTGCGGCGTTGCTGCTGGTTTTGGCGCGTCTGGTCGTTGTATTGACCCTCTGCGCGATTCCATGAGCTGCGGAGCTCGTTTTGCTTGGTATCGTACTGGTCGCGAATATTACCCAGGCGTGCATTTAGCTGGTTATCTACTCTACCCAGTCCGTGCTCAAGCTGTCCGATACCCTGGTCGTATTCTGCTAATTGAGCAGCACTGGCACGGTTGCCGCCGGTGTTGCCGCCACCGCCTCCTCCGTCGTAGTAGCCGAGGTTGAGGTTTTGGCGAGGATCAGGGTTATTTTGCAGCGCTGGGTCGGATATTTGATTTCTGCCGTCAAGCGCCCAGCCAGACGGCCTACCGTTACCAGAGTTTAGCTGAACGACAGTTCCGCCATACCTTTCAGAGCCAGTCGGTTTACCATAGTTCGTGGTCGGTTTTCCTCTTTCACTTACCCAAACGTTACCGTCTTGTCCGTACCACCATTTATAATTGTTATTCATAAGAAAAACACTCCTTTTTTGTAACTTGGAGTGTTATTGACAAATCTGATGATTTCAGTTATACTGTCGTCGTGAAAAAGACTGAATTTATTCTTGCCATTTTTGCTAGCATCGCCGTAGCCATTGGCGCAGTTGCTGCTTATTTATTTGTTGCTCAACGTAATGCGGAGATAACAAAAGTAACGCCTGTCATAGAATCAGTCTCGCCTCAAAACCCTAATGAATTATCCAGCGATGAACTACTAAGTGTACCAACAGAACAATCAATCCTAAAAGCCGTAAACATTGAACGCGCCAAAGTCGGCGCCGCACCGTTAAAGCTGCACCCAAACTTATCTAAGACCGCTCAGATGAAAGCTGACGACATGATCGCCAGGAATTATCGCGGACACCACATGCCAGACACTAACCAACCGCTCACGTATGAAATGAGGCAACTCCAGGCAAGTGTTTGCGTAAATGCAAGTGAAAACCTAACCTGGAACGATAAAGGGACCACTACGGAGCGGTCTATATATAGCTGGCTTACTTCCCCCGCCCACAAAGCTGCTATGCTAGACCCTAAGTACACCTACACCGGTATTGGTGTAGGTGATGATAAGGTTGTAGTGCAACATTTTTGTGTAGCGCGGTAGCTATCTACCATGCCATGGTTCGCATGCTATGCCGTCGCCGTCTCTGTCTAGTTCTTCCCGATAGCCGGGCTCACCCTCCTCTATTGACTCTGCGCCATTTTCACGAGCTTCAGAGCAGTTGCTATAGTACACCTCGTCACTATCTTCCTGCTCATCTGTATCGTCGTAATCGTAAGACCTTCTGCTATTATTGGTAGCTTTAGGTTTACTAGTTTTACTACTAGTTGTCTTTTTGCTATCAGTATTACCGAAGTAATGCCTATATGTGTATAGACCAAGGGCGAATATTCCTCCCATAACTGCAAGTATTAGTATAGTAGACAATGCGTCCTTTAAGTGATCATTCATACAGCCACTCACTTACTCCGCCGTGGTGTGAACATGCTCCTCTGCCAGTAGCGCTGGATTGCCATCCGTCGCGGCAGATTGCTCCGACACGGTAGTGCGATTGCTGTTGTACTGGTTGCGGTGCTGGCTTAGGCGTGCGGACAACGATATGAGTTGTTGGTTGAGCTAATACCTCTACCTTATCCTCATATCCTGATTTACTTGGTTTGCAAATCTTTTTACTGCCAACAACACCTTGCTGCTTTACTGCTTCAGTATAGCCGTATTGACCTGTACTTCCTTCATACTGTGTTTCGAACGGTATTTCTTCCGTCCGACAGTCTGAATAGGTTACAGGCTGTACGACTGGTGCTGTATTGTGATGCTGCTGACTATTGCCCATTGCTCCGGCAATACCGGCTAACGCGGCAACGCCAACAGCGGCGCCAATGACGCCTTTAACGACTTGTGGTTTACTTCCCATTGTGAGGCTCCTTTTTGTTACTAAAGTACCTTTAGCATACACCAAAACCCCAAATCTCTCAATAACACTCCAAATTGTGAAACTACTATTAAATTGGATAAGAGTTCTCGTCTGTTGTCTGGTCACTCAGGGGGCCTATTCCTTCGCTCCGTACTGACTTGGGCGGTTTCGCATTTCTTTAGCGATCACCTCGGATTACTGCTTATACAACGCTGCGACGCACGCTTCCTTCTTTTTTGGATGACAACGCGCTCTCGTTTCTTTAGAGTCACACTTCGTGCTTAATTGTAAGGCTATTATAGCATAAGCCAAACAAAAAAACCATCTTCCTCACATGGGAAAAATGGTTTTCATCATCGTGGAGTTTTGGATTGTTATTTACCAGGCATACCCAGCTTATATAGTATGAATTGCGTAATAATAGTGATGACCACACCTCCTATAGCACCAAGCAATACTTTTACTGCTCCATTCCACCATTTGCGGTCAATTTCTTGGACGCATTTTTTTAGAATCTTCTGTACTTCGGGGTCTTGCTGAATTATATGTTGTATAACTTCGGATAATGCCCTATCCATCGGCTTACTCTTTGCGGCGGCGTCAGTAAATGATTGAGCAAATGCCTCGTCTGTACCTACCCTATTATACAAATAACTAAGTTCTTGGTCGTGTTTACTAGATACAGCTGCTAACTGAGCTGGGTCAAAGTCATTACTCCGCTGCATCGACTCTCTCGGCTTTTAACAATTCCGTTGGACGCACCATCACTTTCTCGCCCTTGTTGTCATAATAGAGTTTTGAGTCTTCAGACAGGGTCATGACCGCTACCCCAAACCTTAGAGCACTCTCAATATCTTTGAACCCCCACTTCTCAACAATTTCATTAAGGGCTTTTAGGTCACCGTTACTAATTTCTACAGTACGTGTACCTTTTTTCTTGTTCTCTGAGAGTTTAGTCATCGCCATAGTGTTTTCATTATAACAAATTAATGCGTGACGTTATACCCCATCCGCCGTGAATACTCATAGATCTCTTCTGTTATTTTTTCGGCGGCATCCACATCTTCAGCATTGTGGGCTCGGATTAGCCTACGACGTAATTCAGTGAGGTGCTCATCTTTTACTTGGCGTAATATCTTGTTGAATGTGTCGTGGGCTAGTCTGCGCTCATGACGGGACTTGAGAGGGTTATTAAACACCTCATGCAGTCGTTTTAGTTCGCCCTCTCGCGTTCCGTCCATCTGATTATTCCTCTGGTGCGTCCTCGTGGATGTCACCGTCAGTGATTTCAAAATGCGGGTTAATAACCTTTGCTACAGACGCGACATGCTCCTCAGATGCGCTACCATAGAATTTCTTGGCTATTTCCAAGTGGCTCATGCCGCTGTCATACGATTCAATAAGCTGCTGTCTCGTAACTCTCTGCGATACGACGACATCGCCCTCGCTGGCTTCTTTAGCATCAGCGATGATTTTCTCGGCTTCTGCTTTAGCCTGCGCAATGATATCAGCGGCGCTAGCTTCAGCCTCTTTCTTTGCCGCGGCGATTTGAGCTTCCATGTCGTTTGGAGCTTCCGCTTTAGCCGGCTCTGATTTCGGTGGAGTTTTCTCTGCCATGTTATTTCCTTTCTTTGGCGGGGCGACGTAAGCCGCCCCGGTTACCAGCTACTAGTCCTTAGCACCTGTCTTAATGTTGATGATCCATTTTGGATCAAGTACTGCCGATGCAAACGCTTCAGCTTTCCAACCAGCGGTCGAGAACATGTTCAAGGCGTTGCTGGTATCGTGCTTGTCTGGGTTTTTAATGATGAGCTTCGTCTCATTGATACCCTCCAAGGCAATCGTACCGAACGCTTGCTGACCGTGGATGAAGTTTGAGTACACGGTTACTGAACCAGCCTGCTCGGTTTTCTGGTTGCTTGAGCATTCCAGGAAGCGAACACCAGCAATTGTACCGATTTCACCCTTGTATAGCTCTTTGCGGCCAGTATACTTCTGCGCCTCGATCCATGCACCGTCATTCATCAAGTTGTAGGCGGTATCTGGACCAATTTTGCCAATGTAGTAGCCATCGCCATAGGTCTTAGCGTTGCGCTTTTTCAGGTCGCGCTTTGCCTTTTTAACCTCTTTTAGCGTCAAGACGTCATCGTTAGTCAAAGCTGACAGCGCCGCCTTGCCATTAGCAAACATAGTGGTTGCGCCGGCGTGCAAGGCGTTGCGAATAAGCGCGTCGATAGTCTCTGCGGCTTGTTGCGCCAATACCTCGATGGTTTCTTGCTGCCCCTTGTCGATTGAGGTCTCTTTGAACAGCGAGCTGATTTTCTCCCAGTCACCATACGTTTTCAACTCAGCAGTGACCTGTCCGCTGGACTTACCAGACTCTGGCGGGTTTTCACCTTCAGTAAGCGCTGTAGTAGCTACTTGCTTTGGATCTCGCTTGGTGAACGTATACGTTTTACCGTGGTTTTGTTTCAGGTGCGACTTCTTCGCACCCTCGCCGTGAATCAGCAATGCTTCACTGCGCTCCAAGAACTCAGAGTCCAAAAACTTGGATAACTCTTTGTCCATGTTGATGGTTGTGATTAATGCCATAAGTTACCTTAACTTTCTAGCTTTCCTTCGCGTATGAGCTTGGCGCGGCGTTCTTTTTGGCTCATCTTGTCGAATGTCTTCGACACTTTGCCTGAGCCCAGAACATCTGCGCCGCCGCTAATAACTTTTTTCTTATTAGTGCGCCCTCTGCTTTTATGAAAAGCTTGATACAGTTGATATATACTTCCTCGCGAACCAACGATTTTTCCAATGTTGTTATAAATGAACATTCCTTGTAGGATTTCATTCACATCGGCATCAAGTTCTGGATCATATTCATCAGATTCTGGGTCGAACTCTGGAAAATCCTTGAGTGCCCGTTCAGCATCCGATGACATACCGCTAATTGATTCATTGACGTGGGCGTCGTACTCCGCTTGCTCTTGAGCTTGCTGCATATCTACTAGCTGCTGCTGTAGTTGTAGGTTTTGCAACACCGCCTTAGCTTCAAATTCAGTAAAGAAATCTCCCGTCTCCGGGTTCTCCGTCTGCATAATCTGCTCTAGTGTTGGTAGCGGCTGGTTTTGCATTTCAGGTGGTGTTTCCTTATACTGCTGTGCCTGCTCTTGTTCCAACTGCTGGCGGTAAGCTCTTGCTTCATTCCGCCTGGCAACCAATTCGCGGATAGCTCGATTTTCTTCGTCTAAATCGCGTTCTAGTTGCTCTTGGCGGGCTTCCTTGCCCCGTTTCGGCTTCGGGTCGTCGTCTGACTCGTCCTCGGATTCGCCCTCTTTGTCTTCCTCCTTGGATTTATCGACTTTGACACGTACCACCTCGCCGCTATCTGAAATAACCGCTTTGGTGTCTGGCTCGCTCGAAGCCTCAGAGTTTTTCGTTTCAGCTGCCGTCGACTCAGCTTGGGTAGACTCCTGCTCTACCTCGGTATTTACGACTTCTTGGCTTTCCGCTTCTGCTTGCGGCATAGCACCCTCCTTCTCATTACATTGTTTTGACGTCGATTACAGGTGACGAACCTGGGCTGCGTGAGATGCGCTCCTTTGGTTAGCTACTAGCGAGGATTTAGCCAACCAAAGCAGCGTACCTCCCTAAACAGATTTGATAATGTTTTCCAATTCGCTCCTTTCCTCTCGTAAAATCCGCACAACTTCCTTATGTGCCAACATGTAAATCGCCAACTGCTCTTTGTCGGTTGTGGCTTCTTTCGGGATAGCATCAACTGACTTGTAGAAATCGATCCGCTCGTTCCATCGGTCTACAATTTGCTGCAACTTATTTAGATCCTTTTTTGCAGCATCTTCCTCTGCCTGTTTGGCTTTTTCGCGCTGCTCATCCATGTCAGCATTTGGTACAAAGTACTCGGTACTGCGTGGGTATAGGTTGTCTTCCATTATTCATCCTCCTCTTTCTGGATAACGCCCATTATTGAGGCGATTATCTCCTCCTCGGTAAAACCTTTTTCAACCATGCTCGGTACTTCGGCGATTAGATTCTCTGGCGTACCAATTTGGCGCAATTCATCGATTAGGCTCTGTTCAGCGGCTTCCTGTGGCTCAGTTGACATTTCTACCGGCGCGGTCTCGCCTGTTACCGTCTCAGTAGGCTGTTCTATCTCAGCTTCTGGCGTTTCGCCCTCGGTCTGCTCCATCGGCTGTACCCCCTGTGATTGCATCTGCTGCATTTCTTCCATCTCTTCCTCAGTAACCTTCAGATCGTCCAGTCCGTCAATGCCAGAGTTGGCGACGATTGCGTTCCATGCTGCCAGCTTTTTCTTGATTGGTACGACTTGGTTGAGTGATTGGCTAGAGTCCAATGTCTGAATCAGGGTTTTCAGCGCATCAAGCTGTGCCGCTTCGCTGTTGACCTTGGTGGTTGAGGCATCAATCTTAAACTTCAATACGCCCCGTGCTTTAGAGAAATCAATAGTTGCTACGTTATTTTCGTCTAGTTCAACGCCATCCAGACTATGGCCATCGCGCTCCAATGCTCGCAATTTCTCGGCCGTTTCATCATCCAGCTGCATTTCCTCGACGCCGTTACGCTCAGCAAAATACAGGTTGATAGCCGTCTCGCTCCATTCTTCAAAGAATGCTTCAAAGCCCTTGCGGAGAGCGTTATCATCAATGGATAATTGTGCTTGTTGAGTCTTGAGTGCTTGCGGTGTTTTGCCAAAGCCAGGGTTACCAACCTCAGCACTGATTGAGGTGTCTGGGCTGTTGACCAGGTTGAGCATCTGCGACTTTTGCAATCCATACAGGTTTGGATATTCGCGTAGGGCAGTCGTGTCGACATTCATCACCTCAATACGCGCGTTCTGATCTTGAATCTTGTTAACGGCGTTGGCGCCAAAGTTGAGCCGTCGCTCGTTGACATTGCCAAACACATTGACGGTCGGCTGTAATGCTGCTGCGCGGTTGTATTGATACGCCTGCATATCGCCGTCGATGAGATTTTGCAGAGGCCCGATAAGCTCCAGTACGCTACGACCAAGAGGGTTTGCACCATCGGCGTCATAAAAGTACCAAGAGATAGGTATCTTACCGCGCGGGTCTTTATTTTGCTTACGTCGTACAATATTCTCGGTAGCAGGATTGAAGGTGTAGAACGTTGCACCAATACCAACCTGAAAACCGGTGACGATTTCAATGCCTGATGGGTCAAGCGACCGCTCCTGTTCGGCTTCGTTCTGTGCTTTATCATCTTTGCTGATAATAGCGTCCTTGATTTCCTCCAAAACCTTCAAGTCCCACGACGGCTCATATTCTGCATTCTCTTCCTTAGCTTTGCGGCGGCGTTCTTTTTCAGCGTCAATAAGCTGCTCGACGTCAGCCTCTTGCCACCATGAACGCATGAATACATAGCTGCAATCGCTAGCAGATTTCTTACCCGGCTGGAGGAAGATGTCGCGCCACGATACGATTAGGTAGTCTGGCAGTAGCTCATCGTCGTTATATAGCATTGGCGTGTACACACCCTGCGCGCCAAACGTCTCGCCGCCTTCTACTGTCATCCAGCTTTTATGAATCAAGTCGTATTCGGTATTGGCATTAGGCAGGATTTTTTCTAGGTAGGTAAACTCGGCGATAATCGGCCATGGACTGTTCTCATCGACAGTACTAACGACGCCGGTTGGCAACTGCTGAATCGTGCGTCGCGGCGATTTGATAATGATTGAAGATGCTGTACCGTCGGTGGTTTTTGGAAACGCCTTTGGAATTTTCGGGTGCGGCTTATTTCGGGCAATGCGAGAAAACTCCGAAAACGGCTCGGTCAGCAGTTCGGTCTGCTCTTTAGCAGTACCGTATAGGTCAAAGATGTTTTTCTCTGTTAGAAAAGAAAAAGCCACTGATTACTCCAAAGATTACTGTTATTTGCAGTAAACTCTGGTTTTTTCAGTGGTTTACGTTCGTATTATATCACTTTTTGATTGTAGGGGAAAGTGTACGCTCCGGCGGTAAGAATCTCGTATATTCAAAGACTACATCAAATTTTCCTTTATAAGCCATGCGGACCTTGCCGTCGTAGCGTATTGCAGGCTCTACCATGCTACCATCCTTTTCAATACGAGACGCCAATTCTTCAACCTTAGCGCGGGCATCAGCCATTGATTGGACACGATAGCGCTCCTCATATCTTAGTTTCCTGCCAATAGATATGCGATTCTGATAAACATGCTCAACTTCAACCGTTTTATTATCAGACAACTGCTTCTTCTCTTTGATTTTGCCAAACTCTGGTACAAATTTTTTCATCTTAGCCCTCCACTTCGATTATTTTTCCTAGGATATCTTCATCTGCTATTAGTAGATATTCCTGATTATCAAGCTTCGTTGTAGTTGCAGAATATTCCCTGTAGATTACCTGATCATGTTGTGCAAATTCTTTAACTAAAGCGCCGACATTGATAACTTCCGCCTGAGATAGGTTGTCTACCGCGTTTTTGGGTACGAATATGCCGCTAGCCGTTTTCTCTGATGCTTCGATTTTCTTTGCAAAGACCTGATGATTTGCTGGTTTAATTGTTTTCATAGCTCCCTCCTTAATTCCATGTTGCTGTTACGTCTCTGTCTGTAAGTGATTGATTGTGTACCTCGCCGCTACCGACATCATCCTCTGGGCGCTGCACCAGCTGTAATTGATATGCCAATGAATCGCTTGCGTCATCGTTGGTGGCTTTAGGAAACATAATGAGTTCGTCTTCTAGGTCTTTACAGAAATTCGTGTCACCGTGCTTGATGTGATAGATGCCACCGCGCTCGTATCGTGGGACTAGAGCTTCAATTCTCAGCGCCTTGCTATGTCCGCCGTGTTTGAGCAGCTCGACATCTATATAGACGCCACGACGTAGTATCTCCTCTTCCCAAACCGACTTCAGGGCTTGAGTGAACTGGTTGTCTTCGATACCAATCTTATGTAGGTTGTACCGCTTCCAGTTCGTAAACATAAGATCAATCAGGTCTGTCGCTGATAGTTTTGTCCGATAACATATCACATTCCATTTGCCTTCACGATCGATAAAGTTGAGGGTTATACCGATGTAGTCAGTACCTTGCTTCACATCATCTGTACCTCTCGGATCGATAGTCATGACGTTGTAGGTATCACGCTGTAGGACATTGCTGAACTCACGATACTTATACCATGATTGCTTGAACTTGCGGTTCTCTTCATCAATTGGGTTTTGCTGGTAAAGTGCTGAGAATTCATAGCTACCCATTTCGGCACGCTTTTTTAGTAGCTTTTCAAGCGGGAATTTGCCTGGCCACAGAGCTTCACCTGATTTGCGGTGTTCGTCGTCTTCAGTAGCGATAGCCTTGTATTCAATGATTTTCCATTCATCATACGCTTCACCTCTAGCTTTAGCTTCTCGTGACGCTTTGAGCACACGGCCAGCTAGATCATCGTCGTGCCAACGCGTAAGAATAAAGACGATCATCGAGTTGCCCTCCTCACGCGTCGAGAAAGTTGACTTATACCAGCCGTCACGTGCTTCACGTATCACGGGACTGTCTGCCTCCTCACGGTTCTTAAACGGATCGTCAATAATGCCAATCTTGAATCCGCGTCCAGTTAGTGCTCCGCCAACACCAACTGCAGTGTACCCGCCGCCCTCTTTAGTAATCCAGCGCCCTTTGGCGCGAGCATCTGCACGCAAACGCGTTGAGAACATCGCGCTGTATGTATCAGACTGCATTATATCCCTAGTTTTTTGTCCAAAGTCGGTAGCTAGCTCAGCAGAATATGACGATACGACAATTGGAATATTTGGACTCTTGCCCAACACCCATGATGGAAACTTCTGCGTGGCGGTGTCGCTCTTGCCGTGTCGCGGGGGCATAAATATCATCAGGCGAACATCTTCACCTGCCATTAGCCGCCGATAGCCATGCTCCAATTCTTTAGCGATCTCAGCATGAAACCATTCCAGCTGATATTTCGGATCAATAGCAATACAGTACTCAGCGAAAGAACCATTTTCGGCAATTTCTCTAAGAATCCCGACTGTTTGCTCTTGCGTTAAGCAGCTGCTCGGCTTGGCTTGCACTCAGCGTCACTCCTATGTCGTTACCGTTTGTTGTCATGTCCAGTTTGTCACCGTAAACTTTCGGATTTAGCTTAGACATCAGCCACTTGCGCGTATCAATCCTCAAACGCGATCGCTGTATATTTTCACCGTTCAGTTTATAGCCTGTCAGCTCGTCAGATTCATCATGCTGCTCCATGTAATCATTGGTAGCGTCATCAGCAATCTCTATAATCTCTTCAGCATGCATATACGACCTCTCCTCACACGCGCGCGCGTACTGCTCACGAAACTTCTCGTTTTCTCGCAGCCATCGGAAGAATGTCTGCATTGAGATCATGTCTTTTTTTGCGCAAATAGAACGGACCGACTGACCCTCGGCAATCATTTTACAAATCTTATCAGCTAGTTTATTGGTATACCTTGAAGGACGCCCAGGTTTTCTCGGCGTTTTCTTCTTTGGTGGTGCCTTGGGAGATGCCGGCTTGCTTTTAGCTTTATCAGCTTTTTTTGGCATTAAAACAGTCCTCGCGCAGGATATACTGCTACAGGACCTCTTGCTGAGTTATATTATACAAAAAAGCATGAACATTGTAAAACGTTTGGCGGGGACGGCAGTCTAACAATTGAAGAACCGCCTCAAGGGCGGTTTTCTTTTACTTTACAATTAGAGCTTTACAAACAATTACACATTGTGATATTCTGAAGTCCTAAAGCCTTAGCTGAGAATCCCGTTGCCAGTCATCTGGTGCGGGATTTTCTAATGTCCCAATTATAAAACGTAACTTTCTGCGAGGGTAATTAGTGGACGGTAATAAGGATTCTGAAAAACGTGTCAAGACCTTGCGCAAGCGACTTGGCAAAGCATCAGACTTAATAACAAACGACGCGTATCTACCTATGTTTCGAAATCGCCAGATACGCTATCCTAAAGAGTTCGAAGAGAGCCTGATTCAAGCTGCGCGTAAGAAAGATCCGAAGCGCTGGTTGGCTAAAGTGTGGTCGTGTCAAAACATGATAACCTCTGTAAAGATGCTGGCTAAATACGTAGCACGCCGAGTAGCCAAACGCGCCAAAGAGATTCATGACGCTAAAGTGACTAAACAGATGCAGCGACTAAATCCAGCTGGACTATTGAAGCTGGCTGAACTTAAAAAGCAGCGCAAGCCTATAGCTGGTAATTTACTGCTATAGAGCTGTTTGATTCTCTTCCCTAACACGGCGACGACCGTGTGTTTCTTGCTGTCTGACCTCTGTTTTTATATAACAAAATGCTTATATTTTCAAATAATAAGACTTTGTCACACTGAATCCTAACCGATTCTTGTATTATTTTTTAAGAAAGGTGGGTATTAAGCATGATTTTTATATTTTTTAGCCAATAAACAGCTCTATAAAGAACTATTTTAGTAAATCTTTCATTATAACGATCTTTATAAAGAGACCAGTGGAGTTTTTCATGATGAATAATATTTCAGATTGTTTTAGTGACTTTTTGCGAGATGAAGTCATATTATGCGACAGGAGTAGCAAAACCATAGAGCGTTACCAGTGCTTTTGCAGACTACTGATCAATTTCTTAGGGAACAAACCTATCGATTCCGTAACTCTAGAAGATACCAGAAAATGGCGCGAAATGCTTTATTCGTACCAGAAGCCAGACACTGTCAGAGGCTATATAGTTTGTCTCAAGTGTTTTTTCAAATACTGCCAGCGCAAGGGTCGCCAGCTATTATTTGACACCGAAGACATTAAGATACCTAAGCGTGAAAAGCGTACCCTAGACATTCCAACCGAAGATGAAGTTGAAGAGTTTATTTCCATCTTAGCCATGAAGCGACGCGGCTACTGTAATGCTAATAGGCTGCGTAATGTTGCCATCGGCAGACTAATCTTTTCATCGGGAATACGCGTCAGCGAAGTCTGTGCGTTAAATAAGAATTCAATCAAGAATAGGCAATTCACTGTCATTGGCAAGAGTCGTGATCCAAGAATATGCTTTATCGATTCACAGACTGAAGAGGCTATTTCAAACTACTTAAACATCCGTACGGATAATAACCCGGCGCTATTTATTTCATATCAGACAGAACGCAGGATGACGCCAGGCAATGTTCGCAATGCATTTGAAGCAGCTTGTGCTCGCTCTGATGGACAATTCGTCGGCGTTAGACCGCACGCCCTGCGCCATAGCTTTGCCACAAAAATGCTAAATAAACACGTCGATTTGCGTTATATCGGTGACCTCATGGGACATGCTGATCTAAATACAACCAAGGTCTACACGCACTACACAAATCCGCAATTACGAGCCATCTACGACCGCGCCCACGGCGAAATATAAGTGATAAATTACATAAAACCTCTGCTGCTTATTGACATAAGCAGCTTTGTTTGCTATACTAAGCTCATGATCGAAAGATAGAACATTACATCGTAAACGTAGATAGGCTTAGAAAACAAGCATCTATTTACAAGAGCATGTATTGTTTACATGCGGGTTTAGCTCAGTTGTTAGAGCGCTTCCTTGCCATGGAAGAGGCCAGGAGTTAGAGTCTCCTTACCCGCACCATAAAAGACTTTTCGGTTTCTGGAAGGTCTTTTTTGTTGCTCGTTAATCTGGTGAGAATGCTTAATTCTGGGGTGTAAACTTTTCTATCAACGTCTACCCAAAATCCAGCAGAAAATAGCATTTGTTTACACTGCAAGAGACGAGGCTTTGGTAGTTTGATAAAGTGTTGCTCCATATTTTCGGCATGCTCTAGTGCAAACGCAATAAAACGCTCTTTCTCCGCAAGGTCGTCTTTATCGTAATTTTCGTACTGATGCTCTAGTTACTTATCACGAGCGATACGCAGCTTTTCTACTTCGGCCGTTTTCCTGCGTGCTTTCCATACTGCATTTAGTGCTTTTAGGAGCTTAGTGCGTCCGTATTCTGTTATTTGGTACTCACCAATATAGCCAATTATATTCCGACGTAAATCGTTACGAGTAAAATATTCGCCACAACTCCTGCAACGATATTTATGATAAATACACTCCTTATTTTTGCCATTGTTTACTGGAAATCCCACATACCGTCCGTACTTCTCTTGTTCGCACTTTTGACAATGCACGATATTAGGCAGAGGGTACTCTGGATTACCGTTTTTTCGCGGACCACTTTGCGTCTTCTTCTTTTCTGCAAATATCTCCACGAGCTTCAAGTGCTGCTCCATCGTTATAAGGGGCTTATGTAAGCCATTCTCATTACGATACTTTACTTGCTTATTCATCTCCACGACGCCTGCACAGAAAGAATGCGTGCAGATAGCCCTAAACTTGTCCATTTTGTATTTTGCACGGCCTTTTATCCACATTCAAGCGATAAAGCTCAAAATGTTTCACACGATGTCCTTTTCAGAACTCTATCGTGCGAAAAAATCGCATTGCTTAAATGTGGTAAAACCTAGAACAATTATGATTATGCCGC